CAAAAAGCGATAGCTTCTGAATACCGGCGTCGGAATTGGAGAGCCAAGGGTTGACGCGGGCTTCGATTCCTGACCAATCGGCGACGACAAGGGATTTGCCTTGGGCGGGGATAAGCGCAGGTCTGAGCATCCCTTTAAGAACGTCGGTAACTCGTCGTCCAAAGGTAGGGACAATTGCGTGGCTTCTAACCATAGCTTGTCTAACGGCATCAGGATCTTTAGCGCACTTGCGGGTGAAGTTGTGGACTTGGGCGCCGTAGCTACTTGCCCGACCTGTGGCTGACCCACCAGCGAACACAAACGCGCCACGAACTCGGTTATCTTCTTCATCAGCTAAATCCTTTAATCGTTTGAACTTCGCAACACTAGACGCCCATAAGTCGTCCGCACATTGGATAACATCAGCAACTTCCGGCGGTATTTGGTCGGGGTTTTCTTCAGCAAGAATAAGTAAGTTAGCTCGAACTGACTTGTCGATCGAATATTTCTTGTCGCCATCTTTATACACTTCCATTAATTTTTTAGCTTCATCGCCAACACGCGCTAAGACCCACTCACGCATCTTAGGACTGCGAACTGAGGTGATCTCACCTTCAGTCACTTCAGCAACGATTCTCTCTATCTCTTGCAATTCCTCATTAGCATAGCGCATGGCGGCTTCGCACAGGGGCTTATCTAGTAGTACGCCTCGGTCATTGATGCGCTCGTTGACATGGTAATCAAGCAACTCATCAGGGGACAACTGGCGCATGGCCTGTGAGATGGCTCTCATGGTTCGCACGTCTTGCAGGGCGTAGTTACCCATTTCTGCCATCAAGGTGGGGTCTGTGTTGAATGTACCATCAGCCTTGGGGATACACAACAGGCGGATCAATTGATTGCCTCGGTGATCCTTACGCATACTGCTACTAGCAAAGCGTCCAACGTCCTCTAGTGAACCTGGAGCGCAGTTAGCCCGTGCTTGTGCAGCCGTGCAATACCACTGCGTCAATAGAGGCGTAGGTACCTTGTAATCATGGCATAGGACAAACTCAGTAATGAGGCGGTCAAAGCCTGCGTTATGCGCCCTGATCTGCTCGTCACTAAAGAAATGTTGGGCTACACGCTTGGGAAAAGGTAGGTCAGGCGTCCATAGTTGCACGTCCTCATCATCAAAGGCATACGCCATGCAGATGACTTCGGTGCTTGGATCCTGAGCGTAGTTGTAAGACCCACGACTGCGTAAGTCGCATCGGGATCTTGTTTCATAATCGAGCCAGAGTATGCTCATTCTTTAATCTCAGAATATTTAACTTCGCCTGACCAAACAACTGTTTGGCCGTCTTTCCAACCCTGCTCAACCATTACAACGGGGTTAGCATAAGCAGGATGGTTAACAATCTTTGACCTGTAAACAACTTGATTGTTACAAAGGTCGTATCTCATATCGGTAGTGTTCACTTTATTGTCCTTTACTGTACTGTGGGTGGGGTGGCAGTCTTTTTAGTCGTTCGTCTGCGAGTACTTAAGCTGAATAGTGTCAGCCACCCCAATTCTTTACTCTGCTACTACTTCTACTGGTGTTTCAGGCGCAGGGATCTGCGGAATAGCTTGCTGCTTGATCTTGTCGATCAATGGGTAAGCCAACTCATAAGGCATCTTGCCTAATGAACCTAAAACGCCGTTTACTTCTTCTAATGTAAGTTCTAACTTAATCATCTTAAACTCCTGAACGACGACGACGTGCTGGCGCGGATGCTTCAGCTTCTACAGGCGCTTCAATTTCTTTCGGCGCTTCTTCGGCTGCTGCTTCACCATCCATACCAACCCACTCAAGAACCTTGAAAATAGGGGTATAGATACGGCCATACGACTTGTGGGTGTAATGCTCTTTGCCAAGCTCAACAACTGGAACTGGCTTAGATTGATCCTTTTCTACTTGCGTAGCGATAGCAACAGCTAAGGCTTGAACCGCTTTCTTACCGCCAACTGACGTTGTGGTGTAACGCGCTTCCATACCTTTATCTTCACCATCAAGGCACTTGATAGACATACCAACTTGAGTTTCCCAACCTTTTTTAGCACCTGGAGGCGCTGCTTCGAGTTCAGGCAATGGCTGGCTTACGCTGACCATTTTCTCAGCCAATACTTCGCCATCACCCCACGCAATATAGCCGTGAACGAATGAGAAAGGATTAACTGCCCATGTTGAGTCATCTTCGATTTCGGTCTGATCTGCACCGAACACCCAATGGCCTGTTTTGTCCATCTTGATAATGACGGTACCTGCACCGCCAACATCGGTTTCAATGGTACGCAAGGCTGTAGCCAATGACTTTACTGAAGGGAGATTTGCACCTGAGAATGTTGTGATATTAGACATGATTTGATTCCTTATTGAAGTTTAGAGAGGGCTGCGGTAAGTTGCTGCCCGATTTGTAAAACCGCAGGTCTTGGATCTGATTCCTCAACCAACGTACTGCCACTACTTACTGCTACTACTTGATTGGCAGGCAATTGCTTGCCGTGCTTTTTCAATACTTTTTCTGCCTGAGCAGGAGATATTAACTTATGTGTAGTTAAATCTTCTACGGGGATACCCTCGTTCATCATAGCAACCAATGCCTGATCTTCGTCAGCCCATGAGCGAATAGCGCGTTTAGCAACCAATTTAAAGCCTGGCACGGGCTTACCCGCATCTAATACTTGGTGCGCTAACCCACGCACATCAGCAATCCATTGCTCAAGCATATCGGCTTTTTTAAGATAGTCAGCGATCTGCGCTACGTTAAGGATATCGAGTTGAGCGTGTAGGGTGCGGTCAGCAAGACCTGTCATCTTAGGACAAGTAGGCTTGGCTGCACACCAACGGCAATGCTCACCTGTGTTTAAGGGCGCGTCAGGCATCTGACTAACCTTGACCGCCATAGCTAACTCTTGCTCAAACGCTTTGATACGTTTTGTTGTAGTAACCCAACGCTTTACAGATGGCGGTTGCACAATGATGCACTCGATCTCATCGCACTCGTCAAACACCCACTGCACTTCAGGGGTACGCATGGCCGCAGCCGCGTAAAACATCAGTTGAGGATTATCGTCAGCAGGCACAGGTACACCACTACCAAATTTCCAATCCAAAATAAAAGCTCTTTTACCGATACGGCCAAGTAAATCTGTACTGCCAAAAACACCAGGCAAAAAATCGCCAAAACCAACTCGGGTTTCAGTGGCATATTCCATTTCCTTATTAGGGTCGATGTCATCCAAAGCGCGTAACGCAGGGTAAACCTTTTCGTCAATAAGCTCTTGGGTTAATTTGATTCCTTCATATTCCATACCAGCAAACGATTCAGGCGTTTGGTTGGTAGTCAGGATCAAATCCATGACGTTATGAAGTAGGGTGCCTTCGTCAGCGTATTTGCTGCTTGGCTTAGGGGGCATCTTGGCGCACAAGGCTACAGAGCCAGGGCAATTGATTACACGTTTGGCAGTTGAACCGCCCACTACGTTGGAGTGTTTAGTTAATTCCATCTTGATTCCTTTACTTTAGTTGACTGAGATTAAACTTTACCACAGAATTTATTTGTGTGCTAAACTTTTTTACATGGAAAAGAAAAATAAACCTGAACGCGAAGCAGAGATTGAAAAATACTTTTGTTGGGCGGTTAGCTCAATTGGCGGAAAGACTTATAAATTCAAGTCTATCAGTCAGCGTGGGGTTGCTGATCGAATTGCTTGTTTGCCTAATGGTGATACTTGGTTTGTCGAAATCAAGCGTCCTAAAGGCGGCTATTTATCCCCTTTGCAGGAGTTATTTGCAGAAGAAATGAAGTTGTTGTGTCAAAAGTACGCTTGTTTATGGACAAAAGAGGATGTTATGGAATGGTTAAGTAAAGTATGAAATATCTATCAGTTTGCAGCGGTATCGAAGCGGCCACGATGGCTTGGCATGATTTAGGTTGGACACCTGCGGGGTTTTCTGAGATTGAGCCATTCCCATCAGCCGTATTAGCGCATCATTATCCCAACGTCACTAACTTTGGTGACATGACTAAATATAAAGAATGGAACTTAGATGGAAAAATTGACCTCCTTGTTGGCGGAACCCCTTGCCAATCTTTCTCAGTCGCAGGCCTCCGTAAAGGAATGGATGACCCACGTGGTAACTTGGCACTCGTCTATTGCGGAATGCTTGACCACTTTAGACCGAACTGGTTTGTCTGGGAAAACGTCCCAGGCGTCTTGTCAAGTTCAGGAGGACGGGACTTTGGTTCCTTCCTCGGGGCGTTGGCTCAACTCGGGTATGGGTTCGCCTACCGAGTGCTTGACGCTCAGTACTGTGGAGTGGCACAGCGACGCCGTCGTGTCTTTGTTGTCGGACACCTTGGAGATTGGCGACCTGCCGCCGCAGTACTATTTGAGCGACATAGCTTGCGCCGGGATCTTGCGCCGAGCGCACCGCAGGGGAAAGAACCTTCCGCATACTTTGAAAGTAGCCTTGCTCAATACCGCGAGGGAGATATTGGAGGAACCCTTAAGGCAAGCGGTGGAGTCCTCGGTGGAGGAAGCGAAACTTTCCTAGTTCAAAAGGTTTACGAAACACACCCTGCCGATAGCCGTGTAAAAGAGATGGGCGAAACTTGTCAGACCGTGACTAGCCGTTGGGGTACAGGTGGTGGCAACGTGCCTATTGTTGAGGCATATTCAATCCGTGAGGACGCAGGCGCCAATACATTTAGCGCTACACCGTTGACGGTAACGCCTGCCTTACAAGCGTTGCGTCCATCGGTTCAATCACATCATGCCCAGACTTTTGTAGCTGATTCAGTCAAAGTGCGTCGCTTAACACCTACTGAGTGCGAGCGTTTGCAGGGCTTTCCTGACGGTTTTACTAACATTCCGTGGCGTAAAAAAGACACATCACCTGAAGGATTGCGTTACAAAGCGCTTGGCAACTCAATGGCGGTGCCTGTCATGGCTTGGATTGGTGATGGCATTGATATGGTTAGCAAGCTATGAGATTACGCGATTATCAAGAAAAGGCAGCCGACTTCTTGTACGAGAACGATCGTGCCATGATCCTTGCCCCTGTGGGCGCGGGAAAGACAGCGCTAACGCTGACCGCCATGCAAGATATGCTGCGCTATGGCTTTGTTAAACGATGGCTTGTGTTGGCTCCTAAGCGTGTTTGCACCGACGTATGGCCTGTAGAACAACCGAAGTGGGCTACTGATATGCCGTTGGCAGTTGCAGTTGGTACGCCTGCCCAACGCGCTAACGCATTACATTCGGGTTTTCCCGTAGTAGTTACTAACTACGACAACATTCAATGGCTTGCTGACCAAGAACTAGACTTTGATGGCATCGTGTTTGACGAGCTAACCAAGCTCAAAAACCCATCAGGCAAGCGCTTTAAAGCATTAGCTAAGGTGGTTGACAAGATCAAGATCCGTTGGGGTTTGACAGGATCGTTTACATCCAACGGCTTAGAAGATGTCTTTGGTCAGTGCAAGATCATCAATCAAGAGTTGCTTGGACGGGCTAAAGGCGCGTTTATGCAGCAATACTTTGTCCTGGTTAACAAAGACTTTGGCGAGTGGGAGCCACGCGTAGGCTCATTGGCGCAGGTCATGGAGCGTATCAAGCCTGCGACATTCCTGTTAGACGCAGGTGAATACGCTGACAAGTTGCCGCCATGCCACACCGTTGAGATGAAGTGTGACTTGGCTGACCGCGCCCCATACGAGAAGATGAAGAAGGATTTTGTTATTGAGTTCAAGGACGTGCAGATTACCGCCGTCAACGCAGGCGTAGTCACAGGCAAGTTGCAACAAATGGCAGGTGGTTGGGTTTACGAAACAACTACAACAGCCTCAGACACGCCTGGGCGCATGAACGTGACCAAGACGCCGATTTGGTTTAGTACCCACAAGTTCGATATGCTGGATGAGTTGCTTGAGGAAAACCAACATGACAACACAATTATTGTTTACAACTACATTGAAGAATTAGCTGAACTTAAGCGTCGGTATCCTAACGCACAGACAATCAACGATGACAAGGCTATTGAGCGTTGGAACGATGGCAAGATCGAGTTGCTACTGATTCACCCTAAGTCAGCCGGACACGGGTTAAACCTTCAGCATGGCGGTAACAAGATGGTTTTTGTATCTTTGCCTTGGAGCCTTGAGTTGTACGAGCAGACAGTAGGCCGCCTGCACCGTAGCGGTCAGAAGCATGACGTATGGGTTTACCTCTTATTGACCAACAAAACGATTGATTTGAGGATTTGGGACGCCCTTAAAGATAAACGGGCATTAAGTGATATTGCATTGGAGGAATTGAAATGAACGGAATAGACATGATTAACTACGACATTGCTTTTGCATTGGGTTATTTTTGTCATGTGTTTGTAAGCTATGCGATAAGGAAGGCTAGTGAAAAATGAAACTACTAGACGAAGCAAAGAAATTGGCTGACGACATCCGCGAATATGCGCCAGATACCAACATTGAATTAATGATCCGCGACTTAATTAAAGAAATAGAAAGGCTACAAAGTGAAAAGATTGCTCGCTCTTAAGGCAAAATTGAAGGTTAAACAGGCTGAAAGCGTGATTCGTGTGCGTAACTACGGTACCGCTTCAAGAGCCTTGACTAGAACCATTGAAGAAATACAAGCCTTGAAAGAAAGGATTAAGAATGAAGAAGCTAAGTTGGCGAGCCTTAAATAACCAGTTATCCATGATGAGCGAGGAAGAAGTGCTGTCCTTGCTTGATTTGGAAAAGGTTAATGAGAAGCGGGCGTCTGTATTGCAGCGCTTACATCAACGCTATAACACGCTGCGCGTATCCCGTGAGCGTATTGAGCTAATGAGTTTGGCGGTAAAACCATGATGCCACCTGATTTTAGGTCATGGAGCCATGAGAATTTGGCTAAATTGGCAGAAGAACTGTATGTAGAAATGCAAGCGTTGCGTCAGGACGTTAAGGACGCAATTAAGGCTTATCGTGAAGTAATCACTCAGGAGAAACAAAAATGAAGTTCATATTACAAATTGTTGCGTTATTAGCCGCGTTTTTAGCAGGCGCCATTTGGGAAAACCAAGCGTATGCACAAACAACTTACCTATATGGCCCACAAGGTCAAAGTCTAGGCACCATACAGCAGTCAGGCAACGCGCAGTATTTTTATGGCCCACAAGGTCAAAGTCTAGGTAATGCTCAACAATCAGGCAATACAACTTATGTTTATGGCCCACAAGGTCAAGCTGTTGGCACTGTAATGGCACCGCTGCCTGTTTATCGTGCGGCGCCTGTGTATACGCCTAATCCATCGTCTATGACGCCTATGTACGACTCAATTTTTGGTAGATGACCACTAGAACTTGCAATAACTGTCAACAACGCAAGAACAACTCGACAGGAAAAGTAGTAAATAACCCAAGCGGTCTAACCTATAAATGGTTTTGCCAAGACTGCATCACCAAAAGGAATGAAAATGAACGCATTAAAGAGAATTTGGTTAGTGGTAACGAACCCACCATCAGCAAAAAGTCTAGCGGCTAAAGAGCTAGAAAACGCTCGCCGTAGCTATTTAGAGCATAAGACCCACGCTGAGTATTACTCAACGCTATGCTCGTTTGAAACCCAGCGTATCGCTAGGCTTGAGAAGTACCTTGAGCCATTGCCAGAGAGTCAGCCTTAACTTCAGCAACGCGGCGGCTCCAACCTTTACCAAATACAGGGAAAGTTTTGAGGGATTCTAAGAACTCAAGCCGTTTAGCGCAATACAACTCAATAAGCCTGGCAGGATCTTCTTGCTGGGTTTTTTGTACTAATGCAGCAGTAATGCTACCGTAGCCGCCATCTGGAGTAGCGCCAACACACGACTGTAAAAGCTTAATGGCGCGCCCGACGCCCGAGTTAACAGCGACGTCAAAAACAGCATAGTCAAGGCCAAGTACAAGATCATTAGCGTGGCAAGCGTCAAAATATTTCTTTCTGTATAAAGGTGCTACAAGTTCAGGCGTCAACGCCCGCATTTGCTTCTCATCTACAGGGTGGCCTACCCATTCTTCCCATACTCTAGCAGTAACGCCAAGGTTGGTCATGCCCCCAGGATCAGACGGATGATTTACGTAGCCACCTTCATGTACCAATAACTTGGCTAAACAGCTGTCAAAATTATTCGTCATCAGCTTGACCTATCTTAATACCTGTAATTAAACCAATAAAACCACCTACGATGGTCTGAAACGCAGGAGATAGCATCTCAAACACTTTGTCGTTATTTACTTTGTCGTGAAATAAGCCAATAAGCATGACAGCTACCATAGCCATCAAGATAGCCGCCAACGATACTGTGGCGACCATAGTCATTTTTTCAGAATGTTTCATTTAACAGTAGCGCTTTCTCTAATCCAATCTTGCAGGCTTACTAATTGCTGCGTGGTAATGGCGCAATCAAGGGTAAAGTTGGCGGAGGTGCCATTAACGCTTCCGGCGGGGTTGGAAAGGGTGGGCAATTGACTGCCACTGGTGTACTGCACCCCGTCATAACGATTACGCAAGGCACCCAACTTAGCTTGAAATTCATTGACAATCCCTTTATTGACTAACGCTTGTTGCTTTTGAACAGACTCGTTTTTCGCTTCTTGCTCTCTTGCAATTGTTTCAACTTCTGCTTTAAAAACCATAAATCGACTGTGTTCAAAGCTATAGCCAAGGTAAGCAGAGCCAAGCAGAGCAGCACAAGCGAGTCCCAATTTAACATATAGCAGCGGGTTCATGGATTGATAGGTTCTTTGGTAACGTATCTAAGCAACGCAACAATCACACCGACTACGGTAATAATGATGCCGTAATACTTAGGATCAATGATTGATTGAAGATAAGGTAAGTTATCAAATAAAGCCCCAAAAACAACTAGGGCTACGGAGAACCACATTGTTTTGGACTTATAGCACTTCATCTGTAGCCACTTATTCTCGGTGAAAACACGAAAGTTGCTTGATAAGGATCGGGCTTAACCGGTACGCCATCATCCACCAGAGCGCGTATATTCCACCCCAGATTAACATACACACAACGGCTATAACCAATAGGGGTAACAGAAGTAAATTGAAATAGTCCATTAGCGTGAACCAAGCACCAGCCTGCTTTCGCATTGTCGTTGTCCTTGATAGTCTTATCCCCTGACACTTGGGTGTAGTAGGGGTTGTTTAGATAGCGGATTGCAAACGCGTAGCATGGGTTGCGCCAAAGCCATTTGACCTTAGCCCAATAGCTAATGCCGTTTATGCGCTCAAAGGTAGCGTCGCCATCAAGCGAATTGTCAGGTGTCTGGAACCAAGATAGCCAAGTTGGTAAACGTGGCCCTACGCCCCATTTAGCGTGGTTATCAAGCCATCCTGCCTGCTCAGTAGCCAACAAAGGTAATACAGGCGCTAGGATGATAGCGATTAGCGTCAGGATCAAACTGATAGGCACCAAAAGCAGGTATAGAGCGTAGATCATTTATCTACCTTTCGGTCTAGCTTATCTTCGATCTTATCAAGCTTTGCAAATATGGCAGCAGCGATCTTGTCAAAGTCATTTTTGGACATATAGTTGCCTGCAATCAAAACTTCGATTGAACCGACCTTTTCTACCAAAATCTTGTCAGCGGTTTGTAATTCTTTAACGGCTTCCCAGATAACTTTTAGTACCCAACCACCTAAAAATCCCGCAACGGTGGCGGCAATATTAAAAAGCGTCTGATCCATAGTTATCTCGCTAGTGCATTTTTGCTTGGTTTTTCTTCCGCTAAGGCATTTTTAGTAGCCTCGGTTGCGCCGATGATGGCTGCGCCCTGCGTTCCTTTAGGTAAAACTTGCCATGTCTGAGCGTTAGATAGTGTCTTAAGGACACGACTACGTTCTTCGGCGGGTAATACTTTGAGTAAATCTTCAAAGCTTTTCGCTGTTCTAGCTGCTTCAGTCAGCGTATCCATTGTGGCTTTACCAAGCTTTTTCTCAACAGCATCCAACGCCTTGTTAGTTGTGGTCGCTGCAATGCTGAAAATGTTAGGTAAGCGGAATGACGGTAGGTTTTCTTTTATTAAGTCCACCAACGCTTGTTCACCGGCTGTAGCCTGCTTGCCAATTTCTTCTTGAACCTTGATCTGTTTGCCTGCCTTAGTAAGCGCAGTCATAGCGTCTTGGCTCATCTCTTTGGCGATGTCGTAGCTTCCTGGGCCTAGGATCTTCTCTACAACTTCAGGAGAATTGCCTTCAACCAAGTCAACAAACTGGTTAGGTGCAGTCTTGTAGAAGTCCAACGCTTTAGCGCCAAGCTTGGTTTGACCAATCTTTTGCATACCTGCTGCGTAGTCAGATAGGTATTTACCATATCCTGTACCGCCTGCTTCTTCAACAGCGCCAATCAGCAATGGCTTAACTTCGGTCATTACTTTAGCGGCGAGTTGCTTTTGTTGCTTAGGATCAGCGGATAACTGACGAACGGCGGCGTTAACCGAGTTCTTACGAATACTGTCCAACGCCCATGCGTCGATCACACCGCCTGCGTTTTGCCATTGAGCGATGTCGTTCTTTAATTGGCGAACGGTTGTGGATAGCTCGTCAGCGCCAGCAAACTTAGGGTTAGCCAAGATGTTATCTAAGCTAGCCATGATTGGCTCGGCACGAAGCGGTTTAAGACCATGTGACGCCAAACTATCAGCGGCGGCTTGGTTAAACCTTGCGGCTTCACCGAATGGCAATGATGCGTTAGCGGCTTGCGACGCTACTTCGTCAGCCTTATTAGCCAACTCACCAATATAAGTGTATCTAGCAGCGCCTACAGGCAAGTTCTTCTCAATCATCTGCGCTCTAGCCATGTCGCCCGCACGTTCACCTGCGGCGGTCATACGGCGTACATCTTCAACCTTAGAAGCTGCAACATCAGCAAACGACTTAGCTTTACCTTCAAGCGCAGGCAATTTCTTACCTGCAATGTTAGCAGCGCCAATCTCTGTTTCAAGCGTAGGAATCAACGCCTCATTCAATGCGTTCTTAGCACCTGCTTGGGCTGTACGAGCCGCAGTCTGGGTTTCGCCACCTGCAATCTTAGCCAAAGCATTAAAAGTCTTAGCATCTTCAGCACGGGATAAGTCAGTGAAAAACTTAGGATCTCTAGCGGCTGCACGGCGTAATAGCGCTTGTGCGGTAGGTTCGTTCAATCCTGCTTGAGCCAAAGCGTTAGCAGGTGTTGTACCAGGAGGGGCAGAACGAAGCGCATTGATGACTTCATCAGCTTCGCCTACAGAACCCTTGGCGATGTTAGCAGCGCGTTGTAGCGGGATCTGACGCATATCAGCCACTTTACCTAAGCCTTTGCCAACGGCTTCTACGCCTCTAGCTAGGTACGGCGCAGCTACACGACCGCCTGCCTCATAAGTAGCGCCTTCAACGACGTTGCGTACAGGCTCAGTAACCAATTGCTCAGTAGTGCGTGGCTTTCTTAACCCAAGGGCTACATCGGCTGCTGTCAATGCTTCTTTAGCAATACCGTAGCCTAGACCTGCACCGCCAACGGCGCCTGTAGCCGCGCCTACTGGCCCAGCTATAGCACCTGCACCTGCGCCTAAAATACCGCCACCTGCTGCGCCCAAAGCCTCAACGGTTGGGCCAGCAACTTCACGGGTTTTAACAAGCGCTTTATAAAGGTTAGGGTTTTCTCTACCCCAATCAGGCACTTGCGTAGTTTCAGCGCCTACGTTGGCTCTGCTAGGTGTACCTTCAATTAGACCTCTTGATCTAGCCTCGTTTAAAAGGCTCATTTTTTCAGGAGGCAATAACCCCCTCTTTTCTGCTTCTAGCAGTAATTGAAGGTCAGCCATGTTAGAGTCCTAACTCTTTTTTGATCTCAGCGTCAGTTTTCTTTGCGTATGGATTGTCAGCAGGAGCGCCCTGACCTTTAGGTGCAGGAACCATACCAGCCACACGCATACGCTCTTTAACAGAGTTCCAAGCAGCTTGACGTGTTTCTACAGGTAAAGTTGGGTCAGCAATTTGACCAATACCAGCCACAATAAAGTCGCGATCCGCGTTGGAGATACCTGCGCCCATTTTACCGCCAAGTAAGTCTTGGGTAAGTTTGGATTCGTATGTTTTAAGTGATGCAATCGCTTTAGCGCCACCTGTACTGATACCAACAGTACGTGCGGCTAAGTCTGCACCTGCACCAGCATAACTGCCTGTGGACTGCTGAATAAGCCCAGAAATAGTATCTTTACCAGTTTCAGGATCGTAACCAGCGGATTTAAGCGCCTTGACGTTAGCTTGAATGTCTTTAAATGGCGCTGTAACTTCTTCGCCTCTAGCTTTACCAAGCACTTTAGCTTCTTCAATTTTACCTTGCAACTCAGGGTTGTTAGCCAAGTCTTGACCACGGCGTGTTGTAGCCGCAGAAATATCTTGACCACGCTTAGAAATTTCGCCTTGAAAGCGTGTTTCAGCTTTAACGGCCATGTCGGTAAAGAATTGTTTACGTTGCGCCGCGTTCATTGGCATTACTTGTTGAAGCAATGATTGCGCTTGCGCTTGTGGAAGTTCACCTTTTAATACACTGTCTTGCAAGTGAGCTACGACGTTCTCGTTTGATGGGTTAAATACCAAGTTACCAAACTGCTCACGTTGAACGTCTAATTGCTTAAGTTTAGTTTCAACGCCAAGTTTTTTAGTTTCAAGGCCAAGCTTTTCTTGTTCGCCAAGCGCTTTACCATACGCCAAACCTGTTTTGCCGTACTTAACCAATTCGGCTCTAGCTTCAGGTTTAGATAAATCAGCACCTTTAAGGTACTCATTTAAGCGGTTTTGTTCTTCAATACCACGATTCATTTCGCCAATTTTCATGGCTTCACCAACCGCCGCTAATTGATTAACGGGCAGGTCAATTTTAAAAGGTTGAACTTGAAGGGGGATATTTGCGTCGATTGGCATATTTATTCCTTAACCTGAATAAGGTGTACTGTAATCGTAAACGGGCGCGGGGGTAGAAGATGTAGGCGCGGTATTGTACGCAGAACGATTAATTAACTGATTCATTTGATATCCGCCGATACCTTGACCAATGGCGTTACTAATAGCGTTAGCAGAGCCAACTTGCCCCGCAGCGGTAGCATTAGCCGCGCCGATGGTATTAGCGGCTTGTGAGTTACCAAAAGAGCCTACGTTAGCCGCTTGGTTACTTGCGCCTGCCTGACCGATGTTAGTTAAGAACTTTAATGGGTCTAGCAAGTTGTTACGGTTTAATTGGAACGTGTTTTGCGCGTTAGCGTAGTTTTGCAAATAACGATTAAACGAGTTCTGATACTCTTGTGAACCCATTTCTTGACCGTACATTTGACCCGCTTTGAGGGCGTTACCAGAGATCAAACCACCTCTAGCGGCCGCCGTAGCGTTCATGGCGTTCATACCTTCTTTTAGACGGAAAGCATAGCCTGGGTCAGCTTGGTATTTAAAAGGGTCATAAGCAAACTGTTTAGTAGCCTCGCCACCAGGTTGAGTCATAGCAGAAAGCTGATTTACAGCGGTTGTACCCGCAGTTGTAAACGGCTTTTGCAACTCCATTTGTTGAGCAAGCGCTTCTTGTTGCGCTGCGGTTGCTCTATCGGCTGCGTTTGCTTGTGTTTGCGCGGCGCTTTTGGAAGCTTGGGATGTTAAAACACCCCCGATTACGGCACCGCCTACGATGGCTGTTGCGACTCCAGACATATTAATTTCTCCTTATTGCTAGGCTCAATGCCTGACGGTAATCAATTGTGATTTCTTCACCCAAATTACCGCCTTTACAACCGACGATAGGCATAGCAGCTACCAAGTTTACATCGCCATTATCCAACAAAATCATCTTAGCGTTGGGGTTTTTTGAATGATTCGTATATCTTCCGGCTGGCGTACGTTTGCCAGCGATGCGAGCAGGTGCAATAACTTCACCTGCGTCAATGTTTCCTGTGGCGAATACACCTTTGCCATCAATCTTAGATGGCGCGACCATCATCTTGTATCCGCCGTGTGGCAGATCAATCTGATCGTTAAGGTTCTGTACTTGACCTTGTACGGTTTCGTGGTCAAACCCGTACTCAGCAATAGCGGCGTAGTAGTCAGCGACATCCTCAGAATGGTCAAAAGACAGCAACAATTGCTGATTCTTTTGATGTTCTTGCCAAGTTTGGCTTTTATCTAGGAACATTGCCTCTAGCTTTTCTACGTCCGTTTCGTCAGTAGCGTAAATGTTTTGCCAAACCATATCTTCAAGAATATACCCAATCTTGCGCCCTGGGCCTGCAACAAACGTCGTAGGTGCTACTAGCTCAGTTTTTGAGCCATCTTCATTAATCATTACAACGCGGCCTTTCAACATGACGTTGAGGTGCGTTGTCGTCTGACGATGCCCAATAGACAAGGTGCCAGCAGGAATTGTCACTTCACGAATGTAAATGCTTGGGCCAAACCGATGAACAACAGGGCAATCGACTTGAGGTTGCTCTAAAAAAGCAGCCTCAAGCGTTTGTACCTTTTGTTCGGTTACGATCAGTTGAGTCATTAGCTTAAATTAATCTTACGCAATTTAAATAGTAGTAGTCATCTGTATTGCCCGCAACATGAGGGTTATATTTGTAAGAATAGTTACCCGCCGTTGTTACGTGATTCCATACATTAGTAAAAGTAGTATTAGAACTACTTGCGCTAATAGTTGCATAGTTTGGCAAGCTAGAACCGCCTATTGGGTTCATTGTTAATTGACCACCAACACCGCCGCCATCAGTACAAGTTCCTAAAGCGGCTGCCATTCCATATAGACCAACGCCGCAAGGGTAATACCCCAATACGGTAGCGGTAGTCCCTGTAAATTGAAAATTGGAACGCATAAACGCATTATTTGTTTGAGCGCCTTCAATTTTAATTACTTCAGGAAAATTTCCTGTGGTTGCGGTTCCAGCGGTTCCAATAAACGAGTTACTTCCAGGGAATATTCCGACAGCGCCTTTACCTGTTACTTTTTGAAACACAACACCAACACTACTTGAGTTTTGCAAGTCAAAAGTATTTTGATCTATTCTTAAGTATAAAAAATCAGTTAAAACTGAAACAGTAGAAACGACGTTAACACCCCAAGCGCTTGCGTTAGGCGTTATCGTATTACCTAAAATTTGAACACTCATTGCAAGAGAACCGCCACCGCTAAGATCGGAATGAGCTATTTGTATTGCTTGTGCTTGGTAGCCTGAGGGCGCTGTTTGATCTTGAAAAGTATTGTTACTAATAAGAATACGTGAGTTAGTGTAGTTAAGATTTGTTAAAGATCTTACGCCGATAGCATTTCCAGTAATTGAATTTCCATCAATAACAACTTGCGATGCGCCTGCAACATCAATCATTACGCCGTTGTAATCTGTTGAATAGTCATCTCTGTAAAATATATTTCCTGTAATAGATATATTGTACGCACCAGTCCAATTACCAATCCCTGTATCAACTATGTTGTAAAAGGAATTTCCAGTGATAGATACGTCAACGCCGTAAACGCCTGACCCAACATTATTGTTAGCGCCGCAACAATTTCCAAAAATATAAGAAAATTTATTTCCTATAATTAAAATATGGTTACAACCAGGCGTATTTACGGCGCTAAATATACTCTCAGTTTCCGTTGTAAGACCTGGTATTTTTCCATTAAAACTACAATCAATTACTTTAATAAAGTTACAAGTAGTTAAAAGAATAAATCCGCCTTCTTGAGCGTGGGTTGTACCTGTTTGAACTGTAAATTGAAGCCCTTGAAAAGTTAAATTATTAATGCTTGTTGCATTAAAAATATAATTACTTTCTATTGCTCCAGTAGCACGGCGAAGAACGCCGCCAGTACCGCTTAATATTTGACCAGCAGTTGTGATGTCTAAAGGATCTGAAATAAGGTATGTACCTTGGGGAAATACAATATTTTTTCCTGAATCAAGCGCCGCTTGCACCGCAACAGTATCATCAACAATGCCGTCACCAACAGCACCAAAATCCATAACGCTTACAGATTCTTGTAACTTAAGGTTAAAAGGTCTATTGACCGCGCCTGTGGCGCCTTCATCATATTTTGGAATTAGTGTAGTCATATTTTTGCCTTAAGGATGCGACGCTACGTAAGCGTCAAATTTAGTATTAAGCTCTTGAATTGCTTTAATACACAAAGAAACCATTTGACCATACGCCAAAGCATCAGGGCTTCCGTCATCTGCGTATTGCACAAATTCTGTTAGACCAGCAGCGTCTACTTCTTCTGCAATTAAACCACCAAACACGGTTTCACCGTCATTAATACCTTTGTAGGTAACAGAACGTAATTTCATTACGTCTGCAAGGCCATGTGTTGCGTCTTGAACATCTGTTTTGTATTTAATAGATGAGGTAGACCTTCTAAAAAATCCGCCAGATTCAATATATAGATTAGCTGCGGCGGCCGTAGTGTAGTTGTAAATTTCAGGAGCGTAAATTGCCCCAGCTACACCATAACCATTACTATTTATACCAAGGCATAAGCTTCCTAATGGGTCAATACGCATTTTTTCAGTATTTGATGTACCAAAAATTATTGGTGCTGCTCCATAAGTTCCTATTCCCAATGCAGGAGCTACGCCATTTCCAAGACCTACAAGAAAAGCTGTTCCTGTTCCCATTCCAAAAAATGGGTTAGCAGTTCCTCTATCTTTACTTCCAATTAATAATTGATCTGAATTTGAGTTAGAAGCCGCAATGTTAGCTAAATTACCTACGCCGCCAGTACCAGTTACATCTAATTTAGCTTGATAAGGTGCATTTGTTCCAACACCTAAATCAGCGCCGCTAAAATAAAGTGCAGCCCCTGTTGTTAATGCGCTTGTAGAAGAAGCGTAGACAACGCCGCCAGATGTAAATGATGTAAGCCCTGTGCCACCATAGCCTGTACCGATTGTGCCAACATCGCCTGAGCCAAGCAAAGTTACGCCGCCGACCGTTTTGATGTTGGTACCGCTAACTAAAGCAGCTTGTTTGCCATTAAAAGTAGACCAATCAGTGCTAGATAAAGCGCCGCGGTTAGCCGCTGAAGCAGTTGGTACGTTTAAAGTAATAACAGGGGTTGTAGTGCCATTAGCTACAGTAGAACTAAGGTCGGTGCCTGTGGTGCCTAAAGTTAGCGCAGCTACAGATGTAACCGTACCGCCTGAACCTGTGGCTGATAGCGTACCACCTGCAAAGCTAATACCTGATCCAATAGTGACATTGCTGAACCCACCTGTGCCATTGCCGTACAAAATGGATGTACCGCTAGTAGCGGGGGCTTTACTGTTAAAAGTAGACCAATCTGTAGAAGATAGCCAACCATTTGAGCTAGCGCTTGATTGGCGAATAGGTACCGTATTAACAACGCCGCCGCTATCTTTAAAAAACAGATTTTTATCCGCAATATTGATAGCAATTTCAGAACCATTGGCGCTATTGGTTAAATTACCTGCGCTTGGTGCATTGGTAGGCGTACTGCTTGAATACAGCAGAATAGGCGTAAAGTTTGTTTGAGCCATTATTTAGCCTTTAACAAGTCAATTTCAGCTTTTAATTCTTGAATAGCAGATACAAGCGTAGCTACTAAGAATGAAGTATCTATTCCTTGGTATTTAGGATTGCCTTCAGCGTCAACGGCGTCTTTTTCCCCTACTACACATTCAGGAACAATAGCTTGCAATTCATGGGCAATAAAACCTTGCCCGTCAGTACCATCTTTTTTCCATTTATAAGTTACTGGTTTTAATGCCAATACTTTATCTAACGCGCCTGACATTGGTGCTATGTTTTCTTTTAAGCGATAGTCAGAAGATGTTGCGTAAGTAACGGTCGTAGCCCCAGTTTGGCTGATAGCTCCAGCGCTTCCATTTGCGCTATTATAAAAAGTCAAATAGTCAGTAGAATTTCCGGCTTCTGTATTTTTAATACCCATAGCACCTCTAGTGTTACCGCTAGAAATGTAATTAGTATTTGCAGGTTTAAATGTTGCACCGTTAAAGTTAACTTGGTTTAAATGGCTAACTTCAACAACATTTAATAAAGTTGATGAATTGTAAAAAGTTCCAAGATATAAAGAGGCGGCATCAGCATCAGAAGATGCGCCATAAATATACCCACCTTTTGCTGGGTATTGTCTATCAGTAAAAAATTGTTTTTTAGGTATGTTGGATGTAATTGAACCGCCACCAACACCATCATTAGCAATAGTAATTAGCCCTTGGTCTGGTGTTGGAAGATAGTGCAACGTACCACCGCCAGCGCATCCGTTACCTGTTGAATACCCACCATAAATATATGGCGACCAACCTATGCAATAAGTTTTGCTTGGTGTGCCTGTATTTTCAAAATGGTTTCCAACAATATTTACGCCGAGAGCAAAAGTAGATGGCCCTGTTGGGGTACCATCAATATCATACCCTGTATTGTTTTCAAAGTAATTGCCTGAAATTTGAAGCCCATTAGCGCCGTCGTATTGGATACCAAAGCCAAACAATCCTTCAATGACGTTATCAGTAAACGCGCATCCGTTAGCGGTACCTATTGAAAAGCCATTGCCGCCACTAGATTGCGGTGCTTCAATATAAGTTTGAAACACTTTTAAGTCATACGTTTGTGTAGAGCAGTTAAAAAATGTGCCTTCCCACGCTCTTGCAACGCATTTATCAAGGTAAATAGATTGCGACCAAGTTGTAGTATCTTGAAATAACTTAATTGCTTTAAAAGAACAACCAACAAAAGCCGTTCTTAAATAGCCAGGTGAAATTACATACGCAGCTAAAGAAGATACGTCGCTTTCAAATACTACATCTTCAAATTTAATTTGGCTTGTTTGAGGCGCTGAAGTGTAGTCTAAAGTAGTATCAAAAAGGGTAATAGCGGTTTCTGTATAAAAACCACCGCCCAAAACACCGCTAATAACAAACCATGAGTTTTCTACAGGTGTATTTACTTCACGGTCGATATTAATGCTTGCGGTTAGTAAGCATTTTCCATCTACTAATAAATTAACATCGTTAAGAAGGCAATAGTCTACCGCGTCTTGCACCGCAACAGTGTCGTCTGTAACACCATCACCAACAGCACCAAAATCTTTAACAGATATAAATTCTTGAAGTTTAGCTTCAACGGTTGTATTTACAGCGCCTATGCCTCCTTGGTTATAGGATACTTCAGAAGCATCTACAACAGCCGTATTGATTGGTGTTGCAGTGCAAAAATCAACTACATCACCTACGTTTAATCCATCTACAAAAGTAATTACAGTTGAAGATGTTTCTTGATAGTTAGTGCCTGAAATTTGTTTAGAACCGTTAACAAACACTAGTAAATTATTAACCGCTGGAGAATAATTAAGCGTAGCCAAAGTAAATATGGTTTGACCTTGCGTAGCGGTTTGTGTTTCTTCTTCGCCCGTAAAGTTAACAAAATTAGAATTAATACCTACTAAATTGTCATAAGTGCCAATTAATACGTCGTTAGCGTCTTTAAGCACAAATTTATATGAAACGCCGTCGGCAAGCCAAATTTCACCGCTGTCAGGCACCCTGCCCGCCGCGTTAAGAATAATTGGGTTAGGTTGCGCAGTAACCCCAGATGAACTTGTATAGGTAGGAGCAGGTGTAGTTGTGCCAGCGTCGTAAGTGTATAACTTGCCGCCGGTCAATACGTTGCCGCTATTATCAAAAAATTGTGCGGCAGCGCCAGCAACAGGGGAAAGGTTAACGGCCATAAAAAGCTCCTAAATTTAGACTGATTCTATTATGTTTCGCTATGCTTGTCATTTAAAAGTTGCCCCCACCAATACCACCTGTAGAAGTCAATATACTGCCGTCAAAAGTCAATCCGCTTGATTGAGCCATTGTACTAGCATTGGACGCATAGAAAAGTTGGTTAGCACCAAATGTTGATAAACCTGTGCCGCCTCTAGTTGTAACAAGTGTACCGCTAGTAATTTGATTGGCGTTGATTGCAATTGACGTGTTTGACGCCGCAGTTAAGGTACCGTACTGATTAACTGTAAATACACCAACTTGCGACGCAGAGCCGTAAGTGCCTGGTGTTACCCCTGAAGAACCAATAGATAAGTTTACATAGCCAGGGTCATAAGTGACATTAATACCAAAACCGCGTAATGTAGCTGGCTCAAACACGTTGTTGGCGTTACCAATGATTAATTGGTGGTTGCCAATGGTGTCTAAGCCTGTACCACCTTTATTTACAGGAACTACGCCAGTACCAGTAAAGCCGTATATGTTCCAAAAGAACCTATACCACTCTGTTGTCATCGTGGCAGAGTCCGAATAAATTAAAGGGACTTTAGCCGACGGTAATAAGGTAATGTTAGCCATTAGTGTTTGTGCCGCTGAGGAATAGTTCAGCACCCACAATAACGACCTTATTAGGATCTGTACCTGATACTTCGTAAATGCGGTCACGTAGCTTTGTAGTCATACCAAGACGACGCCATAGGGCGCGGTAGCCGTACTCACCAATCTTACCCATTGAGATCCAATGTTCGCTAGACCACGTATGACCGCCATCATCAGACCAACGAAGCATGACCTGTGGGTCAGCGCCTTGACCTAAGTTAATACCTACGCCTGACTCGCAAGTCAATTGAAGGGTATGTTGGGCGGTGCGCTTAAGGTTGTTTTGGTTTGGCGGTAATGGACGCCATGAGCGTACCCATTTTTGAACGGCGCCGTTATCAGCGTAAACATCAAGGTCAAAAGCATACAAATTGCCGTTTTCGTAATCACCGACAACTGTTTGGCTATTGAAGTTCATTTGACATTGACCACGATGGCGGGTAAATGAACCATTAAGCCAACTAGCTCGTTCATGCCACGCGCCTGTAGCTACGTCGTAAACCCAAGTCTTATTAGCTCTTGGGAAATTTAAAACGTAAAAAGCATGGCCTTCTTGCTGATAGGTATACGCCTCAGCATCAGTAATATCGCCGTATTGCTGAATAGCGTATTCTACCGCGTGGGTAGACACCCGTTTGCCTGTGTAACCCTGGTTACGATAGACAATACCATAGCCACGGGGATCAGCACCAAGCCAAAACAGGCTGTTATCAAGTTTGGCGATAGAGAAAGGGGCTACACATCCAATTTCGTTATAAGCGCCTTGAATGGGCGCTAAAGGGAACGGCGTAGTGGCTGCGTCGTACCAAACCTCAGTTGTGCCTTGACCAAACACCCAAACCTCACGATTGTTGTTTACTACGGCTACTACTTCGTCGGGGGAGCTTTCAGCCGCCGCAAACGCTAATGGATTGATAACCGTGCCATCAAGAATTTCAGTTACCCAAATAATCTGGCTATTAGGCTGGTTAAACGCAAAGTAACCGTCAATGTAGCAAACGGTTGTAGCGCCTGCAAAGTCAGGGTCAGTAATTTTTACAAACGTATCAGTTGACTCGGTGTAAACGTAACCATCGGCACCTGCGGCGATAAAGATCTGTGTACCGCTGTCAGCAATAGACACAGGGCCAGTACCGCTAACAGTGCCTAATAAAGTAGCATTGTAGTCAGTATCAATTTTGTAGAACTTGTTGCCAGACACTACGTAAGCATCTAAACCCCCTGTAGAGTGCGTCCAAAGCCCACGGATGGGGCCAGTGCCAATAGTGGCAAGCTTACGCAACCCTGGGGCGCGGTTAAGAAAACCCCCTGTCTGACCACCTTCAGGGATGGCTTCAGGAAAGAGGTTAACCATAGTGTTATCCGCAGCATTTACGCTACGAGCAACATAAGCTTGGCCTAAAATCGGCGTCTGCATTAGTAATTACCGGCAAAGATGTTGTAACGCTGACGTGTAGCCACAATGCTGTAAGGCATAGCCATAATGTCGTCAGGATTGTTGATCCGCTTAAGATTGCGCTTAGAAGTCATCGCAATACGAGCCACATTGGGCGGCGGCTCAACACCAAATTCATTGGCAAATTCGCAAGCTAGGTTGTATTTAAACGCCCTGAGATAGCCAGGAGGCATATAAATGTCAGTTGACAAGCTTGGAACACTCATTAATTCTGTTACCGAAACAATATGAAATTCCAACACTTTGGTTGGAACTGGGTATACCGTCATACTGATATTTGGAAATTCCATGTTTACCCACATCACTTGCGGGTAAGTAGAAGTCACAGTTTTAACCGCAATACCATCGTATTGCTGTTGGTTAATCAACTTGATACCAAAAGAGATACCAGATTGAGGGTCACGGAAATAAGAGGCATCATCAACCAAAATGGGACGGTTGCCAACTGTATCGCCAGTAGGCCCTAAAGTATGGGTTTTAGTGTTTGGAATCCAAGATACGATTTGATCTTGGGTAGAAAACACAGATAGACGCTCGGTATTCCAAGAGTCAATCATTTGATTTAGCGCAGCGAGGGCATCTTGAGCCGTAGCGGCAGAGGGTGTTTCGCCTTCGGCGAGCATCCCGATTAAGCGTAATGCTCCATTAATCTGTTCGGCGGCGGTAGTAGCCATAACAACTCCTTACTCTGCGGTTTTACGACGTCTTTTTACTTCCAGTGTATTAACAGGAGCCGCTGTTTCAGTAGGTTCTTCTACTGCTTCAACTTCTTCAGAAATTGATGGCGTATCGTGAGTATATCTCACCCAGCCATTTTGTTCATCATATTCTGCTTCTTGTTCCATTGTGGCAACTTTAGTGCCATGCTCAGGATGTCTTAAGTAGATTGTCATATTTTCTTTAAGTAGATAGGGGGACAAGCCCCCTATTTTATTACGCTACAACAGGATACTGCCATTTAGTACCATCAGCAATAAACAATTTGCCTAAGCCAGTTGCATTGGTAGTAGTAGCCAATGAACCAACAGGAGCAGAAGTTGTAGTGCTGTTAGCAGTAATTGCAGTAGTCAAGAAGTATAGTCCAGCAGTTAAGTTGGATGCGGCTGAGCTTCCAGTTGTTTGAACAGTATTTGCAATAACGCCGCCATTAAAAACGGAAGCGCCAGTTACAGTTAAGCTATCAAACAAAGGATCTGCATAAGCAACACCAACAGCTTTGGTATTTGACATAATTTTTCCTTTATAAAACCCGCCCCGAAGGGCGGGATATTACATTAACCAGCAATACGGTAGAACACGTATGTTGCATCAGCGGTCTTACGAACGCGCCAAGTACAAGCAGTGTTTGCAGAAACCGCAGCTACACCA